TCGGATGGACTCGCTAATGATGGTCATAACGACCCTGTGCGACTGCATCGGAGCGGTGGATGATTCTAACTCACCGAATGCATTTGCGGTCAAAATGAAGATAGTGGACAAGATTGACGAACTAATAGACAAAATCGAATACTAATGGGAACCAGCAAGGGCAACGGCAAGTACATCGAAACCCCCGAAAAGATGTGGGAGTACTTTGAGGCATACCGGGCAGGGGTCAAGAGCAACCCAAGGCTCAAGACGGTATTCCCCGGCAAGGATGCTATTCCCCAATACGAACCCTTGGAGCGTCCGCTGACCTTGGAAGGCTTTGAGAACTGGTGTGCGGATGCGGATATAATTGAGGACCTTGGGGCCTATTTTACAAACAGGGACAAGCGATATGACGACTATGTAGCCATCTGCTCGCGTATAAGGCGAACCATCCGTCAAGACCAAATTGAGGGGGGCATGGTTGGTCAGTACAACCCATCCATCACTCAACGCCTCAACAACCTTGTGGAACGCCAAGAAAACACGGTCCACATCGAGCAACCCCTATTCCCTGACAATGACTGATGCCAGTAAAAGAGCAGGAGAAGTTCATCCGAACCACGGCCGTAAATAAGGTCCGTGAGTTAAAGCGGTTCGTCAAAGGGGTACAAGGAGGCTCGTCCGCATCCAAGACGTACTCTATCCTTGCCGTTGAGATTGACTACTGCACTAAGAACCCCTACACGGAAACGAGCGTTGTAGCCGAGTCCATCCCACACCTCAAGCGTGGAGCCATGAGGGACTTCATGAAGATTATGACCGTTACTGGGCGGTTCAACGCTGCCCGATGGAACGCCACCGACTTTCGGTACAAGTTCGCTAACGGGTCTTACATCGAGTTCTTTTCGGCTGACGATGACTCCAAGTTGAGGGGTGCAAGGAGGGACAGGCTCTACATGAACGAGGCCAACAACCTATCCTTCCACGCTTACACGGAATTGGCAGCACGAACCAAGCAGTCGGTTATCCTTGACTGGAACCCGGTCAATGAGTTTTGGTTTCACTCCGAACTGATGCAAGACGAGGACGTGGACTTCCTCATTCTAACCTACAAGGACAACGAAGCCTGCCCCAAGAGTGCGAGGGACTTCATCGAGAAAGCACGGGTCAAGGCTGAAACTTCGGAGTATTGGGCGAACTGGTACAAGGTCTACGGCCTCGGTCAGGTAGGAACGCTTCAGGGTGCGATATACGAGGACTTCGAGGTGGTGGAGGGTATAGATGTCAGCCGTGCGAAATTCGTCGCCCTAGGGCTTGACTGGGGCTTTAGCAACGACCCTACGGCCTTGGTCGCTATTTACCGCCAAGGGGACTGCCTGCTGATTCAGGAACTACTATACTCCACGGGGCTTACCAACCAAGACATCGCAGACAAGTTGCGGTCCTTGGGCATCACAAGGGCTTGGGAAATCGTTGCGGACTCTGCCGAACCCAAGAGCATCGAGGAAATCTACCGACTTGGCTTCAACATCAAGCCAGCGGAGAAAGGTCCCGATTCGGTCAGGAACGGGATAGACATTCTCAAACGATTCAAATTGCAGGTTACCAAGGACTCGACCAACCTCATCAAGGAACTGCGGTCCTACACTTGGGCCACCGACAAGGAAGGCAAGAACACGGGGGTCCCGATTGATTCCTTCAACCACGCCTGCGATGCTATGCGGTATGTGGCACTCAACAAGTTAAGAGTAAGCAACTCAGGGAAGTATGTTGTGGTGTAACTTTGGGGCATGAACACCGAACGCATCCTTGACCTTCTAATCGAAATCGGCAAGACGCTTGCAGCCATTTTCTTCATCATCACCCTTCTAACCCTCCTTTGGACCTTATGAAAGTCGTTCACTACTACCACATCTACTGCGGAGGGAATTGGCAGTTAATCCTCAACCAGCACATGATGGCGGTCTGCAATTACGGCCTCATTAACGTCTTGGATGAGATAAGGGTCGGCATCGTCGGTCCACCTGAACAACGCAAAGCGGTCAAGGAGGTGTTGGAGAACTCGATGGTGGCCGATAAGGTCAAGGTCGTAGTAACCCGGACCAACGCTTGGGAGCAGGCGACCCTTACCGAGATGTACCGGGCAAGCCAAGAGGAAGAAGCCGTGTACCTGTACGCTCATACCAAGGGGGCTGCGAATCCATCCTTGACAACCCAACTTTGGGGAAGGTCCATGCTATTCTTTAACGTGGTCGCTTGGGAGAGGTCCATGCAAATGCTGGAGCAGGTCGATGCAGTCGGCTGCCATTGGATAACCAAGGAGCAGTTCCCTCACATGGCTGACCAAAACAACCCCGAAGGCTATCCGTACTTTGGGGGCAACTTTTGGTGGGCTAAGTCCGAGCATATTAAAGAACTGGGCGAACCTGCAAGGGACCACCGATACCAAGCGGAGCATTGGATTGGCAAGAAGCCCGACACCAAGGTCTTTGATTCCAACCCCGGCTGGCCTTCACCTGAACGCTTTGTCATAACCTTCTAACCATGTACCAACACATCCCCACCAACCGACCTATCACGGGAATCGAGATAGGCGTATGGGAAGCCCACAACTCCGTGAGGCTGCTTGACAAATTCCCGAACCTGCACATCACGCTAATTGACCCGTTTGAGGGCTATCAAGATTGGTGGGGCTTTATTGATGGAAGCACAATGAAGGGCCACGAATACATTGCCTTTGAGCGATTGAAGCCCTACGTTGACCGTGTCAACATTATTAAGCACTTTTCGGACAAAGCCTTGGAGTTCCTTGCCGATGAATCCTTTGACTTCATTTACATCGATGGGGACCATTCCTACAAATGGGCCTTGCACGACATCACCAACTATTGGGCCAAGGTCAAACCGGGCGGTGTGCTATGCGGACATGACCGTTCCCTTTCAGGCGTAGCCCAAGCCCTTGCAGAGTTCGGCAAACCTTTCACCCCAAGCGAAGAACCACAAAACGATTCTTGGTACATCTTGAAGCCATGAGGTTACTCGCCAACATCGCCTACCACCACAACCCCGAAAGGATACCAAACCTCATCCGGGTAATCGAGGCCATTAAGTCCTACCCGGTGCAGGCCGACATCTTCGTGGACACCAACGACCCTGAAGTCGTGGGGCTACTTGCAAACCAACCCGTAACGGTCCACGCCCACACGCAACTCTCACACCCTTGGGCTTTGACTGCAGTACACCGCACCCGCATCAAGGAAACCTACAAATACTTTGACTGGGTGGCCTACTTTGAGGACGACATGATGCTGCCCAAGGAGGGCTTCATAAACTTCATGGAGCGTTTTGATTCGATGTTTGCCGATGGCTTGTACCCATCCTTCACTCGCATTGAAACCTACGACGACAAGGAAGGCGAATGCACTCCCGACATTAACCAAGACCTGCCCGGCTCGGTGTGGTGTGAATGGAACGGCAAGGACTACGTGAGCCTGCCTTATTACATCAACTACCACGCTTTTTGGATGTTCAGCGTCAAGAGGCTCAAGGAGGTACTGACCCGTAATCCGGGCGAACTTGACCACATTCCCAATAACGGACTTTACCGGGAAAGCCTTGCATCTTTCCCGATTTGGTCGCTTGGCTTGAAGCCGATGCTGGAGTTCACGGAGCAGGGCGAACTTGCGGACCATTGCAAGGTGTTTCATTTGACCAACAACTACAAGCACGGAAGCAGGGATATTAAAACCCTCTTCAAGCGATGAAACACGATAACATCTTTGGCTGGTCAAGCATGGAAAAGCAAGGTCAACTGCTTCAGTTAATTCTTGACGAAATGCCTCCCCAAGAAAAATACCACATGGCTGAAATCGGGGTCTACCTCGGTCGTGGCACGGCCATCTTTGACGAGGTTTTTGTCAGCAGGGGGCTTGATTACAAGTTGGTAGCCATTGACCACTTTGAAGGCTCGCCTGAACACAAGGCGAGCAATTCAATCCCATTATACGAAGAGGCTTTGAAGAACCTTGAACCGATACGAGATAGGGTTTCTTTGCTGAATATGGAGTCGTTGGCTGCTTGCAAGAAATTCAAGGATTCTGCTTTTGACATCGTTTACATCGATGCATCGCACGAATACGAGCCTGTTCTGCAAGACATCAAGGCTTGGCTCCCGAAGGTCAAGAAGGGTGGATTTATTTGTGGGGACGACTATGTTGGAGGATGGCCCGGAGTTATTCAGGCCGTAGGCGAAGCATTTGAGGGCAGGCATAAGGTCGTTCCGGGAACTCAACAATGGTACATTCGACTATGAAACTCCAAGACCTGACCATCGACCAGTTCCAACGCATCGGAGCCATTGAGTTCTCCAGCGTTCTGGGAGATTATGACAAGCGTGCAGGGGTCGTTGCAATCGTTGAGGGGGTGGACATATCGCTCGTTCGAGAGATGTCCGCCAAGAGCGTCCTAAAGCGTTACAAGGCCATTATCAGCGAGTGGAATGCATTGCCTGCATTGGGGTACAAGCGAAAGTTCAAAGCCGGGGGCAAGTGGTGGATTCCAACGGTCTTCACGGACGAGTTGACTGCTGGGCAGTTGATTGAGTTAATGGACGCAAACACGACCGACGAGAAGCAACTCCTGCAGAACCTCCATCGAATCATGGCGACCTTGTGCCGGGAAGGCGGTCTATTCGGATTCTTTCCGAAAAAGTACGACGGGGCTGCCCATGCGGAGCGAGCCGAACTCATGAAGAAGCACGCCAAGGTGGGGGACGTTTGGGGGGTTGTCAGTTTTTTTTTGCTAAGTTCCGAACCCTACTTGAAAGTTTTGAGCGACTATTCCAAGCACCTGATGACGAAGGCCGAGGGGTTGACGTAAGCCCTCTCGCAGGGTACGGGTGGCTCATGGTCGTGTGGAGGATGGCAAACAAGGACGTACTGAAATTCGATGCCATCTTTGCGATGAAGGCGGTGGAGTTTCTCAATTATGCGCTCCTGATTCACGACATCTTGGAAGCAGAGAGGATGGAGGCGGAGCGAGCAAGACGCAGATAGACACATTCCAGCACGGGGGACATTTACCCGTATGGAAACAACCATCCTCGCCAATGGTAAGCCCGTAGGGAAGTTCGGCAGCGGTTCGATGAAGGGCATCGACCAAACCGCTTTGGAGGGGATTGGTTCAGTCGTCGGACCCAAGGGTGGAGGCAAGTCGCCAACCCACGACGTGCTGGTCAAGTGGATTGAACGGGTCATTGAACTTGCGAAGAAGAACCTCGAAGCAGCCAACGCCAACGCAGGGGGAACGCTATCGGCATCCATTGCCCCCGAAGACATCGAACTATCCGCAAAGCAAATCGTGGTGGCTATCATGGCTAACCCCTATTGGAAGTATGTTGACCAAGGGGTGCGAGGCAAAACGTCAAGCCTAAAGGCTCCAAGGTCGCCATTCCAATACAGGGACAAGTACCCACCTGCCCAAGCAATGGCCGATTGGATAGCCAACAAGGAAAAACCCGTTGTGCCAACCTATTCCCGTGAACTTAAACGGATGCGGACCAAGCAAGAGCAAGGGTTGGTGGATGGTAGGTCGGTTGCCTATTGGGTATTCCAACGAGGCACAAGAGCCACGAACTTCATGAGCAACGCCCTATCCCCTGAAATGATAGAGGTCCTGACCGAGAATATCGCAGAGGCCCTTGGCAAATCCATAAGCGTAGCAACCAAACTATAAAATGGCAGTAACCGTCCTTTCCGGGTCGCCCCAAGTGGCTACACCCGTTTACAACAAGATGCTCTTCAAGGTCAGCAGCGACCAAATAGCCCAGCCTAATTACCGATTCGTTTGCGATGTCAAAGACAGTGCAGGTAGTACATACGCCCGGTTAAAGTGCGACAAACTGCCGATTACCAACCAAGGGTTCTTCGATGTCGCCAAGGTCGTTGAAACCCTTATTGCACCGACCAAGCCATCGCTGACGCAGACCGCATTCAGCAATCATTCGGGGTACTATTCGGGGTATCGCTTGGACTTCCTTGACGAATACGGCAACACCCCTGTCGTGCAGACAGGAACGGTTACAACCGTGTCGGGCCGTCTTGGATTTGCAGGAAACTTGGAGCAGTTAGAGTTCCAGTCCTACAATTCTGCAACCCGATTCCCTTCGGGGACGCTTTTGGGTAGTTTGGCTTTGACCACCCCGACCCGATTCGTGTGGCACTCCAACACCGAAGCGAGGTGGCTCGTTCAAGGGAAGGGAACCACGACGGCCAACTTTGACAAAGCCCTCATTCGCTACTACACGGCAGGGGGTACGCTTACACGGGTTTACACGGTCAACAACGGCCAACCAGCGGTGCAGCAAGTCGTCCGCTTTGGTGCAGGGCCGTCCAATATCCGGGCATTGACTTCGGGTCAAGCCAGCGACGGGTTCAGCGGTGAGTACCTATTCCCGTCCAATGAAGGCGAATACTACACCATCGCCTTCGGGGACTCCGCTTGGAACGACTTTAACCAACGCTGCGATGCGGATGGAGCCGACCCAGCCGAAAGTTCATTCTGCTTGGAGGAACGATTCAACGAACTATACGAGGACAACTACGACAACTTTGGGCAAGAGTACACCTATACGAAGGGTCTTTGCGAGCGGTTTAACTCCATCCCGGTACACTTCCAAAACAAGTGGGGCGGGCTTGATGCGTATGTCTTTACACTTAAGAACCGCAAGAGGGCCAACATTACCCGGCAGACCTTCGGCTATAATTCGGACGTTTATGCGACCACCACCTACGACAAGGTGTGGGCAGGGGAGTTCGACTACGTTTACGCCCTCAACTCCGATTGGCTGACCGATGCCGAGTCTGCATGGCTTATCGAGATGGTCCGTTCCGGGCAGGTATGGCTTGAACTGGATGGGCAGTTGGTTGAAGCCATCGTCAACGCCAACACTTACCAATTCACGACTCGCAGGAACGACCGCCTGACTCAGTTGCAGGTCGAGGTTGCAGTCGCTTACAAGAACAACATTTTATGAGCGTAACCCTCATCGCCTACCCTCTCAACGAATCAAACGCAGAGGTTCCCTACATCCTCGATACTATGGGCGAAATCGACATCGCCCTGACCTTTTCGGTGGAGGACATTGCCGACATAACCAAGCGGAGAGGGTCTTTCTCCAAGACAATCACGTTGCCTAATACGACAACAAATCGGGACTGCTTTGGTCATGCCTACAACATCCAGTCTTTTGTGGGCGGATTCCAACCGAACAAGAAGATTCGTGCAGCGATGTGGGAGGATGGGGTCCAAGTGTTCAGCGGG